ATCTAATATTGATTTATGAAACTGAAGTTTAAATTGATCTGTATTATAAGTAGTTACATATCTCTTATAGTAATCAAGTTTGCCACAACGAATGTCATCTATTAACATTAATGTTGCTTCTTTAATGTCAAGAGGAACTACTTTAAATCCCGTTTCTAAAACAAAAGTAAAATCTGATTGGTTGTCAAAAGAGTTGCCGTAGCCGATTGGTCCAAGCCAGTCTGACTGGGCAGTTGGTAAAAACAAAGGAGCCTGCTCTGATCTGTTATATTCTTCTCCTGGCAAATCTTTAATAACCGCAGTTCCATTATCACTTAACTTAAAGGTAATTCCAAAAATTGCTGGGGTTGCTAGACTGCTGTCATAGTGAAGAATGTTGTCTTGATATACTTTTAAAACTTTATGACTTTTATAGTTAATTGGTGCATAGTCAGTTCCAAGTCCTACATACTCAATTATTTTCTTTTTATAATAAAATCCCTCTTCAAGAACTGCGTCAATAATAGATCTTGCTAAAAATTCTTGTTTTTTATATTCTGCAATTTCAGTTGCTGTAGTTGCTAAATCATTTGGATCAGCATATGGTCTATAAATTTCAAGGCTATCTTGAACAACAATGTCTGCGCCTGCTCCACTTTCGGCTTCATAGATTGTAAGGGTATAAGATCCATCATATTTTACGTAGTCGTCATCTAAAACATAAGATACTTTTTTGTTGGCATTTGAGGTAACTTCTTCTTCAATTTCTGTAAAATCTGGGCTTTCAATAACTAATAAGTAATCAGCATAGGCACTTGGAACATCATAGGTGATAGTGATTGGGTATGGCGGAAGTCTCAGTACTTGCATTATTTAATACCATAGTGCTTTGCAAGTTCTAAAGCGCTGGCCTCTCTAACTGATTTGTGTTGTAAATAAATATCAATAAATTCTGTTTTAACAATATTATAGCCTTGATCTATGTGTCCATACTTATCAAAATGAAGATTTTTATCAGAGTAAATTACTGCCTGACTATTTTGTTCTTTAACTTCAACAACCTTTTCTGGTGTTGTTTTTTTTACAGTTGACATTTTACTCCTTTGTTATTATTATATCAGATTTAATTAAAAAGGGCAGAGAACGAATCCCCTGCCCTAGATAATTGCTTAATGATTAGGAAGCAGCAATGTCCTTGTAGGCAATTGCATCTTCTTCTTCAATTTGAACACCAAAACGTACAAATACGGTGTATTCAATTGTATCTTTCTTTGGAACATATTGACGATTGACGGTAATATCCCGTTGGAATCCCCAAATACGGTTCTGTGGGAAAGTAAGATCGACATAATCTGCTGGGTAGTAAGGAACTTCCATTACGTCAACGCCAAGTACACGAGTGGTACGGGCTCCTCCGAATGTTTGTCCTACGCCATCAAGATAGTCTTGACGATTTGCTTGTGTGCTACCGTTACGGCTTGAGAAAGCCTCAGAAATAGCATCTGCAAGAGTACCGTTGTTACGTACGATGCTTTGGAAAACATCTGTACCTGCATAGAACTTAAGATTGTTCTTAAGTGCACGATACTTACGTGGCATTGCATTGATAATGCCTTGCATAACTGGAGTTGTCCAGTTATCGCTTGTAACTGCTGGAAGAACTGAATCGTGTGCATCTCCATTAGTTGTGATTTTGTTAACAAAACCATCCATAATAGAAAGGAATGATCCTGTTGAACCATCTCCGTTAATAGCCAAGTCTTCGATATCATTACCGAATGCGTTGGTCATCAAACGAACAAGATGATCTTCAAGAGCAGCCCCTTCAATATTATCTTCTAGACCTTCTGATGTAACTTCCCAATCAAGACGAATCTTTTTGGTTGTCAATTCTACTTTAGAAAAAGTAGCACCAGCGTTTGTATATGCACCACTGCCTTGAGCAGCAGCACGAATTACACGCTCACCAACGTTAACTTTTTCAAGTTCCATTGTATTTGCTCGCATTGTAACTCTACGTCCGTCTTTTGCAAGAACAGTTGCATCCCAAACATAGTCAATAAATTGACGAGCCTGTTCAGGTCGTAGAATTCCACTACCTGCTGCACCCGAAGGATTTACAGCGTTTGGTCCGGATGTGACTCCAGAAAGAGCAGTAGGAATATTTCCTAAAATTCCTGATGCTGGAGTTGCTACTCCACCAATTCCACCGGAGGCAAATCCACCCTCAGCGTTATAAGCGCCTGGTACGGAAACTCCTGGTTGATTTTTAATGATTTCTTCTGACATATTGTTCACCTCCAAGTGAATTTCTACTTAAACAGGTCGGAGTCTGTGAGGAACCGTCCGCCCCATATTGATTTTTGAACCATCTCTGGTTCCTGAACAATCTCACCGAGATCGCCAGACTTGCGGAAAGCGGTGTCTTGCTCTACAGCATCCACTCTCTTTCCAAATTCATTGTAAGAATCCTTAACTTCTTTAACCTCACCGGAAATGTTTTGGATTGACTTACTTAGATCAGCAATTTGAGCCTGTAGGCTTAATACAGTCTCTTCATTTAATGATTTAACCATTGCTGTTAGATCGCCAAAGGCATTAGCAAGAGTATTCTTGATTTCAGCAATTGCTTCAACTGCAGTGTCATCAGATTTAGCGATCTCTTCTGTTTTTTCAACAGTCTCGACAACTTCTTCTGATTTAACAATCTCAGTTTCAACAACTGCCTCATTTGTTTCAACTGCAACAGTTTCTGCAACTTCAGCATCTACGCTTTTAGTTACAACTGTCTCAGTTGCCTCTGGTACGACCTCAACATTATCAACAACGTTTGTTGTCTCTTCTGTCATAGGACTTACCTCCTTTTGCATCTTAATTGCACTAATGCCTTTTGCACTATCAACTAAGAACTTTATCATTTTATCTTTGTCTGTATCAGACTTTTCAACAAAACCTATATTTTTCATTTGACTTCCACTTGTAGGACTTAATTCAAAATCATTATCTGAAATCATAATTAGTCCAGATTCTTTATCCCAAAAAACATTTTCTACGGCTAGATCGGCGATGTCGCCTTTCATAACGTTTATTCCATCAACTTTTTCAATTGACACAACACTAGCAAATTGATTTGCTGGGCTATCAACAAGAGATAGTTCAAATAAATCATAATCTTTAATAATTCTAATTGGACGATCTACCTTTTCATCATATCCATCATCCCATTTATTCATAATTCCACCGATTGAAAATCCAGAAAGGGTGCCATCTAAAACCTTTTCCCAAGTGTTTTGCGCTCCTTTTGAAACGTAAGCAGAAACAAAAACTCCTGAGTAAAACTTTTTTGAGTCGGCATCAAAGTACTTATCTTCTTTAAATGAAACCATCTTGCCAACTGCAGATGGTTGATGCATTTCTCTTATATTTCCTTTAAAAGCAGCAAATGCTTTTATGCTTGCATCGCTTGTTACAATGTCATTTTGTTTGTCTAAATTATCAAGAGTTGCAAATCCCGAAACAATTCTGCGCTCTTGATCAATCTTTGAGATTGGCATAGACAATCTAAGATTGTTGCCATCCGATTTCCAATGCGCTTTATTAATGATATCCATATCCTTACTATTATACCAACTATTTTAATACTTTTTATTAATTAGAAGATCTGCCTTCGCCTTGTGCATTTCTTCCAGCAATTGTGGATGGGCTATCAGAATTATTGTTTGCTCTTTGGGAATCTCTTTCTCTATTCCCTGCTAAGTTTGCTCTAGCATCTGTTTCTTGTCTTGGACTCATTTCAAATGGGATATCTCCATCTTTAATTTGTGGCAATCCAAGTTTCTCTCTTGCTTCATTTGGCATCATTACTTGGGTCTTAACATACCGTTCAAGAATTTGAGACTGAGAAATTTCATCAGTAAGCGTAAGTTCGTTAAATTTAAGTTCAAGAATGTCGGTTTTTTCACGAATAATTTTGTTAATTAGTTTTGATATTTCATTCTGTGCTGGACGAGAAACCTGTTCTTTAAATGTGCGATCCTGTGCAAGTGCGTTGGCAATTGACCCAGAATCTCCTCCACCCAATTTAGACAATGGAACCTGATGGGCCACTAGAATATCGTTTCTGTTTTGAAGTCTATATTCTTTAAAAGATCCTTCTTGAACGCCATTTTCAATTGGCTTCATGTCAAACTCAACTTTACTATTTTCAGTATCTCCTGGAAGCGGAATATACAAAGTTCTGTGAGACTGACCTTTTAATCCAGTTTGTAAAAATCTAAACATTTTGTCTTCTGCATCTGCACTTAACTTAGCGCCTTTAAGTGTAATGATATATCTTGGCACTGCCTTGTTCTCAAAGTAATCAATATTGTAGTTTGATGCAAGTTGATCACCAATAAGTGAAGCAAGGGCTGAAATAATATCTGGAACTCCATAATAAGTATTTAATGGAGAGTATTGCTTAAAATGAATAACCTCATTTGGTCTCGTATCTGTTGTTACAGGGTTTTGATTCTTTGCCCCAAAATTTCTAAAGTATGTAACTGATGGCTGAATAATCTGAACATATCCGTCATTTAATCTGCGAACACGCATTGTTGTTGATGGAATATGACCAATGTAACCAATCTCTCCTGTTACTTTACGACCAATTTCCATGTATCCATTTCCAGTTGCCTGCACATCTACATAAATCTTTTCCATAATTTTTGTAAAACTGTCGTCATCGTTAAGGGTTTCTAACCAATCACGCATTTCAATCTTTGCTCTTTCAATTCTTTTACGAGCACGACCAAGAGAATTTTCATCCTCAACGTTTTCAAGTTTTAGCATGGTACGTGAAGAAACAACAAAATCATAGCCAAGACCAACGACGTTTTCTACTTTAGCGTCGATAGCAGCATGGTTTGCAAAAGATGTATCGTAATAGTTTGCTAATTCATAAAGGTTATAGGGGGGTGTAATTACATCAAAAAGCCCATAACCATTTCTAACTGCTGTTCCTGGATTGATGGCTTTTGATTTTGTGTTATCTGTACCAGACTGAACTGCATTTGCGCTATCTAAATATGCGGAAGTTGGATCTACTGCCTTGCCAAGAGTACGAGCAGTGCGCCTTTTAAAATTTTGATCAAGATTGTTTAAATTTTTAATAAAATCCCAGTTTTTATTAAAAGGATCGTTCTTTTTAAATTCATCCTCTTTGTCTGCAAGATTATCAATACTTGCTCCAAGATAGTACTCTTCTTCATCAATCATCGGAACCATGCTCCTTTATTGTTTGCTGTGCTGCATGAACTGCGCCCAAATCATTCATATTGGGAATAAGTCCTTCTTTCATTCTGGCAATCTGCTCAGAGTATTCCATCTCACTTACACGATTTACGCCAGGATGAAAAACTGGTTTTCCTTCTGGCTGACCCCAATATTCTGCTGCTTTGCGTAATTCCATGATCTTTTCAAGATCACCTTTACGTGCAGGAATGTTTAAAAGGTTTCCGTGACCATCTCCAAAAACCTTGCCATTGGGTTTTTCCCAAAAATATAAACCCCAATCATAGTTTTTTTCAATAAGTTTTATCTTAGACTTACCAACTTCTCCTGGTTTTTTCTCTCTCATAACCATTAGTATACCATATTATGCTACAGTTGATGTAGAACTTGTCCAAATTGTATCTTTAAATACCTTTAAATAGTCAGTCTCTATATAAATACCTTCATCGTCATCTATAATATATTTATTTGTTCCAACATAGTTTTTATATACTTCTCCAGCATTAACGATATACCGGCTATTTCTGCTTTTAATTAAAACGTTATTCCAATCTGAATCATCCCAGTAGTTCCAATTTTGGTCGTTTATTTCTCCCCACGTTCTAAACAAAATTTGCTGCTCAAGTTGTGAATTAGTACCTTTATAAAAAGATATGTTGTTAAAAGTCATTAGATGTTTTAAATTTATTTTTCCATTATAAGAGTTTAAATTAAAGTTAACTGGGAATGATATACCTAAAACAGTCCATCTTTGAATTGATATAGTTGGCTCTGTTACATAAAGTCCATCTAGGTAATAATATAGTTCTGTAAATAATGTACTATTAGATTTTCTTTTAGCAAAAATAGTTGCTCTATCTGCATTTGATGAATTAGCCTGAATATAAAACTCAATGGTGTCATTTGCGTATTCTATTTCAAATATTAAAACTGGGTTTTGAGGAAATGCCCATAGGTCTGACCTGATAAACATTTGAATAGCACTTAGAGAATACTTAATGTCTAAACTTGGATTAATGTCAATACTCAACCCACGATTTAAATTGTTTAGTCCATCTCTTAATTCAATCCCGCTTTTTCTTGTAAGGTATAGGTATGGAACGCTTTCTTTGTCAATAACATATGGATTAACTCCTTTATAATCAGGGATACCACTTGCTAACTTGTATGGAACCAAGTCTATTGCATATCTACTTTTTATTGGATTTGAATCATTTGCATTTAAACTTTTTGCTGCAAATTCTATTTTTCTTAAAGAAAGTTTATTATGTAATATACCAAATACTTTAAACCTAATAGAATAAACCATTGATATAGTGTTAAAATCAATATCTTTTGATGGATAGATTAAATAATTATCAACAATCTCAAACCTTTCACTCTGCCAATCTGCCTCAGTATTTAAATTTAATATTCTTTTCTTAATTGCTGGATTTGTTGTTGCATAGTCTGCGTCTGCTTGCGTAATGCCTTGAGAAATATCTTGAAAAGTAACATATACTCTTACGTTTGAATTGTTAGTATTTAATGAATCAGAATTGTCTACCCAATAGGTGTCTCCCTCTTCTTTTACTTCAGATGGTGCTGGATAGTCAATATTAAACTGAATAAAATCAATATCTGTTATAGTCTCTTCATCTTCATCTAAAACATCTTTTGCAAGTACTGATAATGGAATGTAGTCTTCCCAGTAACCAAAAACTGAAATATCAATAAAAAACTTTCCATAATCTTCAAAAGAAAATAGAGTATAACTAGAAACATGATCAATAATAGAGTTTGAAAAATTAAAAGTACCGTCATCATAAAAGTATGAGTCTAAAGTAAAAGATGTATGTTTATATGTGTTAATTCCAACGCT